GACGTCAGTTGGTCGATGCGGGTACGCTCTCTAACCTCCCAGGCGGGCTAAAATCGCGTGGACTGCGTATCAAGGGAGACGATACACCGATAGAACCGGGTGAGTTTAAGGATGTAGACGTGCCGTCTGGTAGCATCCGTGACAATATTATGCCTCTCCCGTACAAGGAACCTAGCCAAACCCTTCTTGCCTTACTGAATCAAATTACGAACGAAGGACGTAGGCTAGGCGCTATTAGTGACATGAACATCTCGGACATGTCTGCTAACGCCCCCGTTGGAACCACACTCGCCCTACTAGAACGTACGTTGAAGCCTATGGCTGCAGTACAGGCGCGTGTACACTATGCGATGAAGCAAGAGTTTAAGCTGCTCAAGGCTATCATGGCAGAGTATGCGCCCACAGAGTACGCGTACGAGCCGCTGAGAGGCGAAGTGACCGCCAAGCAGGCAGACTACATGATGGTCGATGTGATCCCTGTGAGTGATCCTAACAGCTCTACGATGGCACAACGGGTGGTACAGTATCAAGCTGTACTACAAATGGCACAACAGGCACCGCAGATTTATGACCTGCCGCAGCTACTCCGTCAGATGATAGTAGTGCTAGGGGTCAAGAATGCGGATAAACTCGTACCTACAAAGGACGATGCGAAGCCCACAGACCCAATCAGCGAGAACATGGATGCACTTGTCGGCAAGCCGATGAAGGCATTTATCTATCAGGACCACGAAGCGCATATCGCTACGCATACATCGTTTATGCAAGACCCGATGATGGCGCAGATGATTGGGCAAAACCCACAGGCAAAACAGATTATGGCGTCTTTACAGGCCCATATTGCCGAACACCTCGGGTTCTCATACAGACAAAAAATCGAAGAGAAACTGGGTGCACCACTACCTGCTCCGAATGAAGAGCTGCCAGAGGACATTGAAGTCCAACTGTCACGTCTGGTTGCAGATGCAGGCAAGCAACTTACACAGGCAAATCAGCAGCAGGCCGCACAGCAGAAGGCGCAGCAACAGCAGCAAGACCCAATCATTCAGATGAAACAGGCAGAGCTGCAGATCAAACAGCAAGAGCAGCAGCGTAAGATGGCTAAAGACCAAGCGGATGCGCAGATTAAACAAGGTGAACTAAAACAGAAACAGCAGAAGATGATGGTTGATGCTAAGATCGCATCAGAACAGATCAACATCGACAAAGCTGAACTCGCCATAGATGCGAAACGCCAAGGCGTCAAAGATGCTACAGCGAAGCGCATTGAAGATAACAAGGTCGAACTAGAACTTGCCCGTATGGCGCAGGCTAACCAGAAACCAAAACAGGAGAAATAACGCCTAATGGCTAAAACCGTCTTTGACGTGCTGAAAGATAGAATCAACGACGATATATCGTCTGCACAGAGTTTCCTAACCGCAGGATCGCCTAAAGATTATGCGAATTACAGGGAAGTTGTTGGCTTAATTCGAGGTCTCGAAGCCACCAAATCTTACATTGAAGACCTTGCGAAAAACTATATGGATGACGATTATGACTGAAGCAGCAGTTAAAATCAGCGATGCTGAGTTGGAGTTACAACTCCCAAGACCCGTAGGCTACCGTGTACTCGTAGCACTACCGCAACCAGAAGAAACGTACGAAGGTACAAGCATCTTGAAGACCGATACGGAACGGTCCCGAGATCACATTATGTCAATCATTGGCCTTGTTGTAGAACTAGGTGACCAAGCATATGGGGACGAGGAACGGTTTCCGACTGGACCTTGGTGTAAAGAAGGTGATTACGTTATGTTCCGTATGAATTCAGGTACACGTTTTACAATAGGTGGTATAGAGTATCGGTTAATGAACGATGATTCTATCGAAGCTGTTGTAGCTGACCCAACAGGTATTCAGAGGGCATAATCATGGCATTCCAAAAAGTAGAATTTGAGTTCCCAGAGACTGAGGACGAGAACGTAGATGTTGAAAAAACTAGCGCCGTCGAAATTGACGTTACAGGTAAAAAAACTGCAGACGACTTTGCAGCGGAAGCGGAACCAGTTAAAGGACCAGAGCCTAAAGCTGAGAGCAAAGCGGATAGTGCTGATGATGATTTTGAAATTGAAGTGGTTGACGATACGCCAAAAGCTGATCGCAATCGTAAGCCGTCAGAGCCGCCCGAAGACGTAACCGAAGAAGAACTTGAGAAGTATTCAGAGCAAGTTCAGAAACGGATCAAGCACTTTACTAAAGGTTACCACGACGAACGTCGGGCTAAAGAGGAAGCGTTGCGTGCTCGTGAAGAGCTAGAACGTCTATCCCAGCAACTTATCGAAGAGAATAAGAAGCTGAAAGGCAATGTTAACAAGAATCAAACGGCGTTGCTTGAACAAGCAAAGAAAAATGCAGCCATTGAAACAGAATCCGCCAAACGTGCATATAAAGAAGCGTATGAGTCTGGTGATTCAGAGGCTGTGCTTGAAGCGCAAGAAAAGTTAACAACTGCTAAGTTAAAGGCCGATAGGCTAGCAAACTTCAAATTGCCTGCTTTACAGGAAGAAGAAACTCCTGTAGCATTACAACCAGAACCCGCCCCGGCAGTACAAGTCGATGAACGGGCCGCAGCTTGGCAGCAAGCCAATCCGTGGTTTGGACCCGACGATGAGATGACAAGTTTAGCGCTGGGGTTGCACAGTAAACTTGTCAAACAGGGCGTAAGCCCGCAAAGTGATGAATACTACGAGACGATTGATGCTCGTATGCGCCAAGTATTCCCCGACCAGTTCGAGGATGCTGAACCAAAGCGAAAGACACAGGTGGTCGCACCCGCAACGCGGAGCACAGCCCCTAAGAAGGTAACTTTGACCAAAACCCAAGTTCAACTCGCTAAAAGGTTGGGGTTAACTCCTCAACAATACGCCAAACAGGTTGCATTAGATATGAGGAAACAAAATGGCTGAGAATCGGATTGACCGTGAATTAGAAACCCGCGAACGTGCAGTTCGTAAAAAGGCTTGGTCGCGCCCCGAGGTATTACCCTCACCTAACCCCGAGCCGGGATATGAGTTTCACTGGGTTCGTGTAAGTACACAGGGTCTGGTTGATGCCACAAACGTTTCTTCAAAACTTCGTGAAGGTTGGGAGCCTGTAAAGGCATCGGATCATCCAGAGATTACTATTGTTGCGATTGAGCAAGAACGCTTCAAAGACAACGTGGTTATTGGTGGATTGATGCTGTGTAAAGCTCCAAAAGAGATGGTTGAAGACCGTAACACGTACTACAACGATCAAGCACAAGCGCAGATGCGCTCCGTGGACAACAACCTTATGCGTGAAAACGACCCTCGTATGCCGTTGTTTAATGAACGTAAGACGAAGGTCACTTTTGGTAACGGAACTTAATAGGAGCTTAGAATGGCTTATCCTACTGTAAGTGGTCCTTATGGACTCGTTCCGGTAAAATTGTTGAGCGGCTCTCCTTTCGTGGGCGTAACTCGTCACTTCAAAATTGCAAGTGGCTATGGTACGGCTATCTTTTATGGGGACGCGGTGACACTGGTTACCGGAGGCACTGTCGAACGTGATGCGTACGACGCTGCTATGACACCTGTGGGTGTCTTCCTTGGTTGCACATATACTGACCCTAACCTTGGCTATAAGGTATGGCGTCAATCGTATCCTGCAAGCACTGTAGCAGATGACATCGAAGCATTTGTTGCAGATGGCACTGATATACTGTTCAAAGCCGCTGTTTTGTCATCTGGCACAACAATCGGTGATCTTGCACAGACAGATATTGGTGCAAACGTCGCGGGTGTAGACAACACTGGTGATTCTACTTCGGGTAACTCTCGCGGTGGTATTTCAGATACGTCTGCAACTACAAATACTCTGCCGTTCCGCATTGTCGGTTTGGTCGAGGAAACCAAAAACAGCTCGGGTGGTTACACTGAGGCTTACGTTAAATGGAACGCAGGTCACCAGTATAACAACACGACTGGCGTATAAGGAGGAGTAGACAATGGCTATTTCACGCGCCCAGTTACTTAAAGAACTCCTTCCCGGCCTGAACGCTCTGTTCGGAATGGAGTACGCTAAATACGGTGAAGAACACGCCGAGATTTACGAAACTGAGACCTCAGATCGTTCATTCGAAGAGGAAACTAAATTATCCGGCTTTTCAGCGGCACCAGTTAAAAACGAAGGTGCAGCTATTGAGTACGATAATGCACAAGAAGCGTGGACTGCACGTTACACACACGAAACCGTTGCAATGGGTTTCAGCATCACAGAAGAAGCAATCGAGGACAACCT